CTTACTCTTTAGAACAAATCGGCATCCTAAAACAGATAATGATGGACATTGGACGTAAGCCTGACGACATCTATTTTCAGTCTCCAGCAGACGCTAAAGCCATGTTTGACAACGCAAAACTAAAGAAGTTAGGCTACTGGCACAAGGGTGGCGAAGGACATGCACTTGACGCAATCCGACATGGTTTGCTAAGGTTGATAAAACTAGGGTGGAAACCTCTAGGATTGCTTAAATAAAAAAATAAAAAGATATTAGCAAAAAACGCAATAAGTTTTAGTTTTTTGTGTTAGTATGTATTAGCGACGAAAGGATGGCTCAGTGCCTACAAATGTAGAACTCGATGAATCGGGTAAACACATTATTATCAATGCCGAATGGCGTTTGAAAGAACTCTGTAAAAGCATCCCTGGAGCAGCGTGGTCTGCCAAGGAACAAGTTTGGCGTATCCCGACTTCATGGGCAGGATGCCTAGCCCTACGCTCTACTTTTAAAACAGACCTAGTAATTGGTCCAAGACTTTCAGAATGGGCAACCAACGAATCTGCTGTTCGTATCGGCCCATCCAATGAGCTAAGAGATTTAGAAATCACAGACGATGGCGATGAAGATTTATTCCCGCACCAGCGTGCAGGAGTGAAGTTTCTAGCTACTGCTAGGCGTGCACTTCTTGCAGACGAGCCAGGACTTGGTAAGACCGCTCAGGCTATCCGTGCTCTAAAAGCACTCCACGACAGAGGCGAGGATATTTTTCCTGCTCTAGTTGTCTGCCCAAACACCCTAAAGAAAAACTGGGAACGTGAGTTTGAAAAGTGGTGGCCTGGAGTTGATGTTCAGGTTATCAAGGGAACTGCCACTCAGCGACGTGCTCAGTTCGAACACCCAGCAAACGTTTACGTTATCAACTGGGAGTCTCTACGCACTCATTCCCGTCTTGCACCCTATGGCTCTATTGCTCTTGCTAAGTGCCCAGACTGTGGCGGACACGACGAGCGTGTAACGCACTCAAGATGTGAGTCTCACAAGCGTGAACTAAACGAGATTGATTTCAAGGCTATTATTGCTGACGAGATGCACCGCTCAAAGGACCCTAAGTCCAAGCAGAGCCGAGCATTGTTTGCGGCTAGTGGCGACGCAGATATTCGTTTTGCCCTTACTGGTACTCCTATTGCTAACAACGTTCTAGACATGTGGGCAATCCTGCACTGGATTTCTCCGTCAGAGTGGCCTAGCAAAACCAAGTGGATTGACCGCATGGTAAATACTATGATGAACGCTTTTGGCGGGATGATGGTTCTTGGCGTAAAGCCGCACATGGAGCAAGAGTTCTATGCTGCAATCAACCCTCGTATGCGTAGAATGCTGAAGTCTCGTGTACTACCTTGGCTACCTGAAATTATCAATGACCGTCGTGATGTAGAGATGTCTGCAAAACAAGCAAAAGCTTACAAGCAGATGCGAGACAACATGATTGCAGTTCTTGAAAAAGAAGAGCCAGGGCTTGGCGACGCAGTTGTCGCACCGAACCCTCTTACTCAAACTATTCGTTTGCTACAGCTAGCAAGTTCTTATGCCGAAGTAACAATTGGTGAAGATGGAGCAGAAAAGATTCTTTTGTCAGACCCTTCCTGTAAGGTAGATGCTCTGATGGATGATATTAAAGAAGGCGACTTCGGAGACGATTCAGTTGCAGTCTGTGCAGTGTCTAGGCAGTTGATTGAACTACTAAGTGCACGCATGACTAAAGAAGGAATCGAGCATGGTCTAATCACTGGTGCTCAGGACGAAGATGAACGTCAGAAAGCTATTGACGACTTCCAGTCTGGACGCATAAAATGGATTCTATTCACCGCACAAGCAGGTGGAGTTGGTGTCACCTTGACAGCGGCTCGCAGACTTGTTATGCTACAAAGACCGTGGTCTCTTGTTGACCACAAACAGGCTATGGACCGTGTTCACCGCATTGGCTCTGAGATTCACGACTCTGTGATTATCACTGACTATGTAACTCAGGACACTATTGAAGAGCGAGTTATTGACGCCCTAGATACCAAGTCAGACAATTTTGAACAAATTGTCCGTGACAAAGCAAAACTACTTGACATGCTAAAAGAAAGTAAGTAGGGTATTACACATGACAGATGCTCCCCTAAGAATTTCTAACTCAGAGATTCAGACATTCAAAGACTGCCGACGCAAGTGGTGGTTTAGCTACTACCGTCGTCTGCAGCCAAAGCAGAAGGATTTCACTGGTGCGCTTGCGCTAGGTTCTCGTATCCACGAAGCAATGGACCAGTACTACTCTTCGGACATGACTCTAGACCTGCTTGAGATTCACTCTGAGCTAGTCTTGACTGACCGCAAGATTCTTATGGACGACTACCGCGACACTACCGACCTCGAAGCCGAGGCAGAGCTAGGTCACATCATGCTTGCTGGCTACCTAGAATGGGTAGAAGACGAGGGCATCGATGTTGAGCTAGAGCGTATCTCGAACGAAGAAATTATTTCTATGCCTATGTTTGACGGTAAGGTCGAACTTCAGGGCAAGCTAGACATGCGTGTTCGTCGTAAGTCTGATGGCGCTCGTATGTTCCGTGACTTCAAAACTGTTGGTGGTTCGTTTACTGAGTTTGGTTCTACCGCTCACATGAACGAGCAGATTCTTACCTACATGACTCTTGAAGCTGCTCAGAACAAAGATGGCGAGCGTTCTGATGGTGGTATCTTTACCATGCTTAAAAAGGTAAAGCGTTCGGCTGCAGCTAAGCCACCGTTCTACCAGCAGATTGAAGTGCGCCACAACATCTACGCTCTCCGTAACTTTTGGCAGCGTCTTCAGGGCTCAATCGGAGACATGCTTAATGTTCGCAAGGCACTCGACGAGGGTGCTAATCACCAGCTAGTTGCATACCCACGCCCTTCGCGTGACTGCAAGTGGAAGTGTCAATTCTTCTCCGTTTGTCCACTAGTGGATGACGGTAGTGCTGCAGAAGCAGCAATTGAAGATTCGTTCGCGGTTGGTAACCCGTACGATTACTATAACAGTACCCAAGAAAAGAAAGGAAGTGAGTAGACATGTCGAATGTTGACCGCAGTTTAACAATTATGGTTTATGGCGAGTCTAAGGTTGGTAAGTCAACCTTTGCAGTTACGGCACCATACCCACGCCTAATGCTAGATGTTGAGGGTGGACACCGTTTCCTCCCAATCAACGTAAAGTATTGGGACCCGATTCGCGAAGAGCCACCTGTTGCAGATGGTACGTGGGACACAGTTGTTGTCCAGGTTCGCGACTACGATGTTGTAATGAAGACATTCCAATGGCTTCAGAGCGGCAAGCACCAGTTCAAGTCCTTAATCATTGACTCAATCTCTGAGTTGCAGGTTAAGTGCATGGACAACATTGCAGGAACCGAACAGATGAAGATGCAACAGTGGGGCGAGCTACTTCGCCACATGGGTGCACTACTTCGTGACCTTCGTGACCTAACAATGCACCCAACTCAGCCTTTAGAGGCAGTAGTGTTGACAGCCATGGCACGCCGTGGTCAAGACAATCGTATGCATCCTTACTTGCAAGGTCAGCTTGCAATTCAGGCACCGTACTTCTACGACGTTTTGGGATACATTGCAATGGAAACTATCCCAAACCCAGACCCAACTCAGTTGCCATACAAGGCAAGACGTATGTACGTAGAGCGTACAGACGAAATTGAGGCTGGTGAACGTGTACAGGGACGCCTAGGTCAGATTGTTGAGCAAGGTGACCTTGGTGTCGAGCGTATGCTAGACATAATCTTCGGCCCAACGGCTGGAAAATAAGTCGTACTAGAGCGTCTAGACGATTAGCTAATCAGAATGACAAAGTAAGAAAGGTAACATGAGTACAATTAACTGGGGCGACCTAGTAAAAGAAGCTGGCGAGACATCAGCAGGAAACTACGAGCCACTACCAGATGGCGACTACGACCTAAAGGTTATTGAAGCCAGTGCCACCACTTCAGCAAGTGGCAAGGCAATGTTTAAGATTACTACAGAGGTCCAGAACGGTGCTTATGCTAAGCGTCGTGTATGGGACAACCTAGTAGTAAGTCCAGAGAACCCAAGCGCACTTGGCATTTTCTTTACGAAGATGGCA